TCATTCATGGTAAATATCACAAACTGGTCTATTGATGACAACAAAACACCACAAGGATTACACGCTGTCATTCAATTCATACAAAACGCATCATTTTCTATTGGAAAAACATACCCTTCCGCGTTATTACATGAAACTCCGTTTTATTATAATGTACCCCAGCATTGGGAACTTAGTGAAAATCACGAAAATGATGTCTATAAATTTATAGACAAATACTATGCAAAACTTCACAAATTCAAATCTGATACAATTATTACTCGTTTGCTGATGGAAGTGGGAAGAAGATTATCTACAATCACTATGTTTATGGACAATATACCATTTCAAACCGAAATTGTTAAGGATCTTGAGGAGACAACCCAATCTTTCCACTGTATGTTTGATAAACAAACTATTTTACGTCTTTATACTTATTGTTTCTACTCCATCATTTTTGAATATATTGTTCTCTCTAATGACTCAGATTTACTAATGGCCGATATTCAAATCAATAAAATGACACGTAGACAAGACATCGCAGATGAAACGAATATTACCGACCAATTAGTAGCAGAAGTGGATACTGCGGATGAAGGTATGATGAATGCACAAAACAATTTAGAAGAAATACAAATCGAAACTGGAAATTTATTAGAACTCAAAGAACGGGTTGCTTCTTTATTAGTCACATTCATAGATGTAGAACAAGATAATAAACTCGCACTTGATATTACTTACGAGAATATCCTCAATAAAGTGAATCGTTCAAAGGATAAAGAGAAACAAGGAATTATTTCATATTTGGGAAATATGAGTATTGAAGAACGTAAAATTGAGGATATGTTTAAAAAGCATAAGCTTGAACGATGGAATATAGGACAACAAAAAGGTATCTTTCAATATGATAAAACTACTTACGACCGTGAAAGAAATGAATTGGTAGAACAATTGTTTACAGACCAAACTGACGCACAAGGAGAAACGAACAATGAAGCTCTTGATATATATGACATAGAAAAGAGGGATGAATATGAACCTGGAGACGATTATAACCGAGATACCTACGACTTCCAAGATATAGGCGAAGATTACATGGATGGGGATTTTTACCCGGAAGATAGAGATGATGATGATTTCCCAGAAGATTAGGCTTTTCTCCATAAATTTTTTATATTGATATTGTAAATCATAAATATTAATATAATGAAGGGTTTTGTACGTTATCATAAACTTAGTATCTCTATTCTTATTTTTCTTATCTTTTTCTCTATTATTCATATGATGAAGCCTACCATGTTATATAATGACGATGGGTCATTTAGACAATTTGGTGTTGGATATAGACATAAAACAGTTATCCCTATTTGGGGCGTTTCTATGGTTATCGCTATTTTTTCTTACTTGTCTGTTATGTATTATTTAGCGTACTTGTAACCATATTTTCGTCCATTATTATTGTATACAATCAAATAATAATGGACGAAGCTACATTAATTGAACCTTCTGTCAAAAACTACCTTTTTAACACTCTTCAGAAATGTCATACAAAAAGGGTGGATATCTATTTTTATGTGCTTAATATCGGGGTTCTCGTTATATTTGGGTCTATTGTCATTGCTACATTGTATTATTGTTATACACAAAAACCAAATGAATATGATAGACAACAAAAACTTGTGAAAGACCAAGAATATGTCATGTCAAAGATTCGTTATTACCAAGACCAGAGGACAAATGACGAAGAAACGCAGATTTCCAGTATTTCTAATTTGCCTTTCATATCCGGATAATATACAAATTTATTCTATGCGTATTCTATAAATTAGTATGAGTATTACAGACCAAAGTCGCGAAACTATTATTATTGAAAATAATACCGCTCAGAAGAGATTAATAGATATATTAGAGAACTACTCAAGAGAGTCTTCCAATTTAACAATACAAGAACAATTACATGGAGATATAGACCTTTCTCACATCAGAGAAAAGGGCTTTGGGTTGGTTGATACCATAACTATCGGCAAAGGTGAAATTACTAACATTAAAAACATACCAAAAGGCATTGTTTCTTTCACATGTAGTGAGAACCTTCTTAAAAATATTGATGAATTGCCAAGTTCTCTAACACATATTAATGTTTCAGGAAATTTATTAGAAAACATAGAAGTATCAGGTTTAAACAATCTTAAAACTCTCAATGTTTCACACAATAAACTTACACAATTAGAGAACCTTCCAACTCATTTAGAAGAATTATTATGTGATTTTAATGAACTGTCACAATTAAACTTACAAGGACTTACTAATCTCAAAACACTTAATATTTCTAACAACAATATTACACTTATTGAGAACCGTGATGAAAAAACATTTGTTATTGATGAAAATACTCCAAGTAAAACGTATCGTAATTCAGAAGTAAACCAGGTAGGTGGTGACAATAATGATGGGAATGAAGTAAGTACCAATTATAAAGATGCACTTAATTTATATTTTCGTATGAAAAATGAATATGAAACGAAAATCCATAACAAAAAGAAACAGATATACGATAAAGAACCCAATAAAAAAATAGCAAAACGACTCAGTCAACAATATACACCTGAATGTATCAAATGTAAAAGAAAAGTTGGAACTATTTTCAAAAGAGACGAGAATCTATACAAAGCTATTTGTGGAGATACACGAAATCCATGCAATCTGAATGTAGAAATATTTACTGGATTAGCATTAGGTTTCAATCCGATGTTTAACTTATCAAAACAGGAATTTGAAGAAGCGCGAGAAATCATAGACATAGAAAAGCTTAACGATCTATTTGATTATGTTTCAAGTGAAGACAATATTGAATTATATAAGAATTCACTGGAATTATACATCGAGAATGAGAACAATTATAAATTGTATCTTGCAAAACATACCGAATTATATAATAATCCTGAAACAAAAAAGGCGTTAATTACCGCTCAGGAAAATTTATTTACACACATTGAAAAAAGTAAACAATATATAGATGAATATAAGAAAACGAACAATCGTGAGTCATTAACACTCGCAATGGGGTTAAGAGGCAATGAAATCAAACGGGAATTGAAAACTATACAACGATTGAAATATGGAATTATGGAAATTGTAACACAGCCAACCAAAAAAACTTTCCCAATACATACTCTATACCAGAATGTCGTTTCTTTAGATAACCTTGATTATTCCTCTATGGAACAACAACGTGTCGTTAGTTTTACTATCTAATTTATTTCATAATACACTATGAAATAAAACGATTTCTTATTTAACAATCATTATAATTTGATACACCATCCCATACTACACCATGGGTTTTAGCCCAAGTCTGTTTAGCACAAATTGGTTGACCTGATGCTTTCCAATCATCATGCACAAAATCTATTGCTGAGTTTGCTTCATCAAACCCAATAGTTTGGTTCACACTGTCACTTAGCAATCCACTTTCATATAATGAACCTGTGTTTTTATCGCCATCGCTTGGGATTTTACACTTTTTATTCTCATCTATTACCCAATAATCAGGGCAGGTTGTGCTTTGGGGAGGATATACTTCAGTTCCTTCACCATAAGCCATTATCATACCAACATAAGTTAGCACCCCTATTAAGGCGATTATTGCCACTATTATTACTGTCATGTAAAAATTATCCATTGTATACACTATTCTATACATTTTATTTGCGACCCACTAAATATATTTAGTGAGTTGGTTCTCAATGCCGTTTATTTTATCTATGAAAATATATACCAATTATATAAAACAAAGATGGATTATAATTTAACTCCCGATAGTATCATTAAAGTTGATAAAATTCTTAATGCGGATAGATACAATGGACGAATAAATATTGCCGAACCCCCTTCAACAGATGCTGTATTCAAAATGCAAGAGAAAATTGCCATTAAAAACGCATCTACTGAATATCGTGAAGCACTCGGCGGAGATATTGAAGACAATGTTCTCGCACAAGTCTATTTTTCTGCTGGTAATATTCAAATTATACAAAACGCACTTAGAGCTGGCGTATATAAAGCCTCTCAAAACAAATTTGTTATCCCACCTCAAAATATAGACACACTCAAAATTATTATGCGTAGTATTTATTTACAACACTCAGAACACCGCGAAGACGACATCACCGGTCAAGTTGAACGCCTAAATCAACTTGTTTTAGATTACGCTATCCCTTCCGTATACAGTTCTTCCATGAGCTACATGAAATATTGCCAAGACCAAAGCACTCTTGTTGTTCCACTTGAATTACCTCGCAATCATGACCGCGATTTCAAACAACTCGAACAAAGGAAATTCGTGTAAATTTACCAAAATATAATTTGTTCACGATCATATTATATTTTACTTATTTGTTATTTGATTTTTATCTATTATCGTTTCCTTTAGGATATTGTTAATTATTTTCTTTTCAAACTTTTCGTCTTCTTCTTTACCATACCCACCCAACGATGCTTTGGAATATTCAAAGAATTTATCACATTCTGGTGTATCTAATATATCGTACTTAGGGTTTTCAGCTATCCATGGATGCACTTGGGCTTTGTTCTTATTCGCTACTATACGGACTGCCTTTCTTAAATGCTTTTTTGTTTCATCTTCCTTCGCCCATACGTCAGAATCCTTTACATATACCGTTTCTCGTTTTAAATCCGTACAGTGAATTGGTCTCACGTGGGGATGCATATCGCGGATACGCTCTAACATGATATCTGATATTCCTCTTACATAACCTACTTCTCCTGTATTAATAAAATCATTTACCGACAATACGATTGATTGAATAAAATCGTTTAGATTTATAGCATCCTTGCACGTCTCGTTCAAAAATACATTCAGGTTGAACTTGTTGTTGTTCGTTGTATTGTTGATTGTGTTGTTGTTGTTTGTTGTATTTCCTGCGTTCTTTGATAACTCTATAATTGTATCTTGTTGTTCCGTCATTCGCTTATGTTGCTCTATCATCAATTCCTTGAATTCTTGGTTCTGCTTCAGTAACTCTATTACTAATGAGGAATCTACTGGGGGTGGGACTTGGTTTTGCTCGTGTACTACTCCTTTACACTTCTGTTTGTGGTTCCATAATGAAGAAGCGTGTTTAAATATTTTGTTACAATCACATTGATATGTTTTAGAACTGGTATGAACTACTATATTCGTATTTGTTCGTATTTTGTGTTTTGCTGTAGTTAAATGTCTATCATATTGACTTTTTCGGCACGTAGTATAATCACATATTTTACATTCATAATTAGATGAACTATCTGAACTCAAACTTTTCGTCATTTTCGTATAATATACGAAGATATAAAGTTCCTAAACATCTTCCGTATTAATATACCTAAAATTTTATGCTAATACAATTTTCACCATAAATTCCAAAAATACTGCGATATCCTCACAATCGCATTTTAGAAACATATTAAAACAAAACTATCTCGGCCATATCAAAAAAGGACATTTTATAAATGTCCTTTTTTTCAAATCATAGCCATTTCTTTTTGGTATTATTTAATTAAATTTAAGAATTAGTATTAATAGTAGTATGTGTTCCTGCATTCTTTGATAACTCTATAATTGTATCTTGTTGTTCGGACATTCTCTTATTTTGCTCCAGCATCATCGCCTTGAATTCTTGATTCTGTTTCAGTAACTCTATTACCAAAGAGGAATCCAATGGTGGTGGGACTGGGGCTACTTGGGTTGATTGAGAATCGGTAATATTTTCAGTACATTCTTGATTTAGTTTATTACAAGTCTTCTTATGATAATGCAAACCTTGTCTATATTTATACTGGTTTCCACATTCACATACAAATAAGGGTAAGGTTGAGGTATTTTTGTCATTATTTGTCATTTTAATATGTTTTGCAGTATGTAGATGTCTATTATAATCCTTTTTATTACTGCATGAAAAGTTACATTGTTCGCAAGAGTACTTATCGGGTTTCTCTTGTTTACTGGGAATTTCATCAGATGTAGTTTCGGATTGCTGTACCAATTTCAGATGTTTAGGTCGTTTATTATGTTTTATTTGTGCCTGCTGACTATCTAAAAAAATTTTACATGTATTACAATATAAAGCCTTTTTTTTTTGTTTTGCTACAACTTCTTTTTTTGTTTTTCGTGGAGGTGAAGGTTCAACGCAATTTAATGTGGCGTTATATTCTTCAAAATAGTGTTGCTCTTGTTTCTTTGCTGCCATCAAATCATCGCAATTATGGAAAGCAATGATTTCCATCGTCCAATTTTCCCAGCCCATATTGTCACGTATAGTTTCATACACTTTACAATTATAGTTCGTGGACTTTGGGTTTATGCAACCCTGTTTATGTCCGTATTTTCGCTTTACGAAGTTAGTAGTATGTCCTATATATAGGTCCTTTACAGAAGTATCTTTACAATAAATCTTGTAAAATATGGTATTTGAATAATCAATCTTAATCTTAGGCATCTTATATATATATTAATGACAAAAATCCCCTAAACATCTTCCATATTAATATACCTAAAAAATTATGCTAATAAATATTTCAGCATAAATTCAAAAAATACTGCGATATCGACATAAACACATTTTCATAAAAGTATTACACCTTTTCTCATTTAAAACGCCCATTTTAATAGGCAAAAAATAAGAAAAAATGTAAAATCAATAGTAGGAATTTCACCTACGATGGTATTACTTTTTCATCTTCCTTGTTTATACTTGAAGATGTGAAAGACGAAATTTGGAAACATAATGGTCGCTCTTGTTTTTGTATCCATGATTGAGTGAATTTCATTATGTTTATAGAAGAGTTTGAATCTCTGGTTCTGAATACGATTTTTTTGTTTTCGCAACTCACGCGTTCAGAACACACTAACAGACGAAACACTTTCTTCCCTTCCGTATCCTTGTAATAGTCCAAATCCTATTTATTACAAAAAATACAACTACACCCCCGTTTGTTTCTTTATGACTTGGTTGCTGATACTGCCAGTCGTGCATCGGCTGCATCTCGCATTCTATTTTGACCACCATTTATATTCATCTTCATCACATATTAGAGTATAATTAAATTTATTTGGTTTTAAATCTTGTTGCATTATCCAATTAATATCAATAAAATATACTCCTATTCCACTATCACAATATTCTAATATTTGTGTATCTGTAAATGATGGTTTATTCAAATATATATAATACCTTTCCATGCATTTATTCCACATAACAATATCAGGTTCAATATCTCCAACATTATAAAATGCTGGGTAAACATAAGGTTCAATATCTCCATCTTCATAATGTAGTAACCAATCCCTTCTGTATGTTTCGCATGACTCGTAATTATAATAACTACAATTATTTACAAAATCGTGAAATTCGTCGGGATCTCTAAAATCAAATGGTTCCATATCATAATTACTATTAATAACCCAACTAATTAATTTTGTTGCAGCATTTTTTTTATTGAGCGTTATAATATTTTCGGTTTCAATACAAACATCACATTTTTCACACCTTATGCATGGTATTTCTAATGAAGTTAAACTATTGTCATTTGCCATTTTTATTAGAGTTTCTGCATCAATTTCAAACCAAGGTTCAGGTCTATTTTCACTACAAGTTTTATGTGTATTACAAATTTCAAATATACATAAAATCTCACCATCCTCAAGATATGAAACATCCGCAATTTTTACACCATTATATTCAAATCTATATTCAAGTTGTATATTTGATGTTTCACTTATTTCTGGAATTTCATATTCCTCATTCTTTTTACAACAACCGCAATTTCTGATAAATGAAATAGGTATTTTTCTTTCCAGCAAATTTTTCAATAATATTTTTGCGTCTTTATGAATCTGACTTTCTGTTGGATTGCTATAATGATAACAAGGATTGACATTATCTACTTTGTGTCTGAAATGATGAACTCTAATTTCACCTTGACATAAAATTAAATCCTTATTACATCCAGGGCAAATATATTCGTCCTTTTTGTTTGCTATTTTAGGATAAACATATTCGCCTGTAACTTTATTGATTGCACCAAGAGATAAAATGTGTGTCATATTGTGTTTATTATTTAATTTGTTGTCAATGTAATAATATAATCAAGTTTATTTCAATTTTATAAATAAATATTATATATGCCTCACCAAAAGAGTAGTGATTATAAAGAAACCGCAGTTCAATATTATTTAGTGGAAGATAAAACACAAGAAGAAGTTTGTAAAATATTCAAATGTTCCAGACGAAGTTTAATGCGTTGGGTTCAGAAATACAAAAAGGATGGAAAAATTACTGGATATGAAAGAACGCCAAAGGCATACAAGGTACATAAAGAACATGTAGAGTTTTTATTGCAAGAAATCAAGAAAAATAAAACACATTCCAAAGGAAAAATACAGAAACATAATTAAGGGTGCATATGAAAGACCAGAAAAATATGTATCTAATAAAAACAAGACACGAAAAATCAAGAAGAATTATTTATAAATTATTCTCATATAAAATGGGCGTTTTAAATGAGAAAAGGTGTAAAACAAAACTATCTTGAACTTATTAAAAATGGACATTTATTTTATGTCCATTTTTTCAAATCATAGCCATTTCTTTTTGGTATTATTTAATTAAATTTAAGAATTAGTATTAAGCATGAAAATAAAAAATTGATTTCAACCAATACTAATAATGTAATTACAAACACAATGGAAGCAATTAACCAAATGAAGCAAGAACCGGAAGAACATGACGACCCGTCTAAAATAGTAAATATAAAAACCCAACTTATAATAAATGATGATTGTATTAAGAAAATGAAAGAAATGAAAGCAGATAGTGTTGATATTATAATTTGCGACCCACCATATAATATTGGAAAGGATTTCGGAAATAATAGTGATAAACAAGAAATGGATAAATATCTTATTTGGTGTGATGAATGGATAGCTGAATGTATTCGTATCCTAAAACCGAAGGGAACTCTTTACATATATGGGTTCAGTGAAATATTAGCATTTATTAGAGTAAGAATAAATATAAATGTAAGATGGATTATCTGGCATTATACAAATAAAGTGACCCCGTCTCTCAATCATTGGCAACGAACACATGAAAGTATATTATGCTGTAGTAAAGAAAAACCACACTTTAATCGTGATGATGTAAGAGAACCTTATACAGATACATTCTTGAAAAACGCAGCAGGTAAGGTTAGGAAAGCAACAAAAGGTAGATTTAGTAATGGTGAAACCGAAACAGTATACAACGCTCATGCGAACGGTGCTCTTCCCCGGGATGTTATAAAAATATCAGCACTTGCGGGTGGTGCTGGTAAAAAGGAAAGAGTAGATCATCCAACCCAAAAACCATTACAACTATGTGAAAAATTAATAAAAGCAGCTAAAAATGGAGATGATACATTATTAGTAGTTCCATTTGCTGGTTCAGGAAGTGAATGTGTAGCTGCAAAAAAAGAAAATATTAACTTTATAGGATTTGAAATTAATGATGATTATGTAAAATTATGTAATGAACGGTTAGAGGGTATTAGTACTGAATGAATTATATAATTGCGAATAATTAATTTTAGGTTTACTATTATCTATTTCAGTATAACATACTTTATATTTTTCAATATCTTCAATATTAAACTTATACCATAATTGCGAAGACATTGAAAACGCAATATCACAATATTTTGATTTCCATCCAACAACTTCATCTTTTTTTTTTCCAATTTTTCCAAGTTTTGGTGTAAGTTCATCAAGCTTGAATATATAATAGTCTTTTGGAATTGTATACCACATATAGTTTATTATTTTTGAATCTTCCTTTTCGTTTCTGATTAATATAGAATAATAATCAAAAGAACGATCTCTATTTTCAATTTCGTTTAAAATATCCTGCACGTTTCCGTTACATTTATCACTACACACACTTGACAGCCGATATGAAGATATACTAACATTAGTTCCATTAAGTTTTGTAGATTTATTTGAAACATTTATATTATCAAATCGGTTATCTTTTCCAGACATGTGATTTCCGTTAGCTTCATCCGCAATGGAACATACGCCACTCACGATATTACAATTTATTTCTTCCCAAACACTTTCCTTAATAGGAGTTTTATTAAGGATATGGTATCCGTTAATAACTGCGATAAACTGTGATTGTTGTTTTTTAAATTTTGTACATACCGCATAAACATTTTTGGGGCTATTTATCACCAAGTACCTTCGGCATATTGATTGACATTTAATAATATGACGAATAGTTTCAGGTGCATAAGTATGAGTTGAGTTTTGATTTTCCATCGTTATGTATTGTACGTACTCGTAAAATGAGTTGGTAAATCAATTTTATGTAAAATTGAATAACTTTACTGCATAAAAACAGTAGAAACCAAATAATCATTATGAGCTTTACAGTGAATTTAATAAGCCAACGCAGTAAGTCGTTAGATTGCATAACTGATAACGAAACATGCAATGAATGTGATATAAACAAAATAACATATGAATGCGATAAATGTGGAAATGGAGTATGCAAACAAAAAAAGTGTCAATTCTCATTTCCATATAAGTATAATACCACAAGGGTAATTTGTAAAGGATGTTTCAATAAGATAGACAATAAACTTATAAATTACGACCATTTAATAATTTATAAGTTCTTAAAAAAGAATGTTCGTAGAAGACGAATTAGTTGCTAATAAGGTAAAATATACATTCGAAAAAATACATTTATATAGTGTTTTTTTGAGTAAAATTGAAAGATTTGATACTATACACCCTTGAAGATTTAAAATGCCATGGATCTTTTGGACTTTCGTGTTCTTCTTTTACCGTCAAGTTTTCCATAAGGTCTATTCATACCTAAAAGTTGTTGATTGAATATAGTATCTACATCAGTTGGAGATGAATGATATGCCATAGTTTTAAGTGATGATATATTGGGTCGTGTATAATTTGATAATTCTTCTATATTATCGTCTTTTTGCTTTTTTATTTGATTTTTCGTTTCTATGTATTTTTCTATCAAATAAGGAATCCATGTCAGTTCTTCTACCACACGAAGTTGGTTGAATATAGTATCTACA